TATTACCATTATTACAAAGTGTCTTTTCTACCTCTTGTTGAGTATCTAAATGAATGTTAAAGGTTGAGGAGAAATAATGAGACGATTAACTACTTGGCATTTTCCCTTGGGGGTGACCATACAGCCATTTAATTTTGTTGTTGGAGGGCAATTCCGTTTACCTTTTGGTGCTCTTGGTTCAGTATTCCGACGCCCCGTTGGCTCCGCAGGCTTTATTATCGCATGAGTTTCAAGCTTTGGGGTCATCCATCAAACTATCATTAGAAAGGATTTGAACTCGGAGCCGCAGAAGGAGCAATTGGAAGACGGTGCTGCCGCAACATGAATCCGGGAGAAAGATGCGTTTTTTGCGGGACATATTGCGACGGACAATCAGAGGTTATAAGAAGAACGGAAAGATGAGGCATGAGAAATGTCAAACATATTATATGAAGTCGCGATTTGAAGAAAGACTTGAGCAGGTTTTGCAACGACCAATACTTGAGGATACTTGGCGAGATAGGATGTATGCACTCACAAATAATCAAAGAGTGATATTATTGATTGATTTTGCATCAGAACTAGATGCTATTCAAGATGTAATGCCGATTGAGAAAGATGACTCTATACTTCATTGGTTATATCGTGCTCATAGGTTGGGGTTATTAACAAAATCTGAAATTGAACATTATAATGAAATATTAGTGTCAAACCCACTAGATCTTCATTTATAAAGTTCAAACATATTATATGAGTACGACTACAATCACAGTTAAGAATAAACTTGAGATAAGGCCAGGAAATGTTATTTCTGTACCAGGATGTGAACCTTCAACGAGTTTAACTTCTATTGCTCTTTCCGCTGAACTTCTGAAACATTGTCACGCTTCGATAATACCAGTTGAAGATGTTTTACGTTTGATACCAGGGTCAAGGATAGTACAAGTGATGCGCCCACGTGGAGCACCAGGGACTGGAACTGGAATTTTTATCGAATTACCAGAGGGTCCACCACACAATGGAAATGTCTGTCCTAGTGAATGTCTACCTGATTGGTATGCAGTCTTGCGTGCTAATGCTCATGAGGAACCCGTGGAATCAGTGTCAAATCCAAAAGAATGCGCCGGTTTTTCTATAAATGGGTGTGTAGCCCGTACTCCTTATGATGAAGTTGAGAAAATGCTTCATCCCAAATATCCTAATCAGAGGCCAAATGATACGCCAGTAGGGGGTGGTTTATGAGTAGTTTGCTTGATTTTGATCCTCATCAGCAGTATTCGACTATTGATAGAAGACCTGACCAAAGGTTAGATGCTGAGCGTACTAATTCGCTTCTATCTCTCTATAATCATGATAGCCCTGATATTTCTTACGCGGAACGCCTAGTTGAGGAGTTGATTAATATATCTGGAGCATGGATTACCATCTACAAGCGTACTCGGAATACTGGGAATAAGGATGAGATTTGGGATGAGGATGCTGATCCGGTGTATAAGGTAGGTGTTCGTCTGAAGGGTAAGTTTGTCCCTGAGCCTGCTGAAATTTCTCTGACTAGATGGGGGGTGGATGTTCAGAATCAAACTACTGTGAATTTCGCCAGGACTTCTGTACTTAAGCAATTTGGGAAGGAGATGATCTCTGAGGGTGATATCCTAATTGTCCCTCATAATACGTTGACGGTGGTTCAGAGCACTGATTTGCGTGATGGTATTCATAATCGTGTTGACACTTATCGTGTCATAAAGTCATCTGATGTTGGGAATTTCAAATATCGTTGGTTATATTGGGCTTGCTTAGTGCAGAATATATCAGGCGATCCAAGTATTCAGGTTAATTTCAAGATGGACCCTAGTTAAGATATAGACCCTCTCTATAGAGAAGTAATACACCAACATGGTATTCGGCATGCTGCTGAAATAGGCAAATTATCTAAATTATATATTAAGATCTGGGGTAATAAGAAATTTAGGTATATTTTTAAGATGGAGCATAGTTGATATAAAGGATGTAAGAATGAAGACGATACCAGAACAGTATGAAGCTGGAAAACCAACGGCGTCAACGTTAGGCGTAGCTGCGAGTGTGACCATAGACCCGCCCATCGCGCCGGGGCAGGAGGTATGGATGATGAAATGCGAACAATTTGCTACTGAGATGGTGGATGAAGTGGGGCGAGCAGTGGCTAAACACCAACCACTTAATAGTGCGCACGAAGCATATGCGGTTATTCTTGAAGAACTTGATGAGTTCTAGGAAGAGGTTCGTAAGCATAGAGAATGCCGTAACTCCGTGCAGATGCGCAAGGAACTGATTCATACTGCGGCAGTGTGTTGCAGGGCGGCATTGGATTTGGGCTTATAGGAAGATTATTCATGAGTAAATTCTTGGTTGAAAGGAATCACTAATATGATTCTGGACATTGCACACCCTACTCAGCCCGATCTGTTTCCCTGTCGTTTATTCGACGCGGATGGCGTCGAGATTTTACTTGCTACCAAGGCGGATACCGAGACTGGCGAGGTCATCGTTTTGCAGACGTATACAACTGGCAAGTTTATTGCGAACGCGCAGGGAACGGAAATCCTTAGAGATGTTAAACACTTTAAGCCGCCACTGAGGGTGGAGAAGATTGCGGAGCAAGGCAATGGCTAACTCCATCTATAGCACACGAGTGGGGGGTATACGCCGAAAAGGGCAGTCGTCCGTGAAATTGGCAGGAGGTTGGAACGCCAATGGCCGTGTGTACCCAAAGGGACTCGCTGAAAAACTGGCTAGGAAGTTCGCTGCTGATTTAATGATGAAGCGAATGAAGCGAATAAGGCTTAGGCATCCGAAAAAGTCCACATACATTTCAAGAACTCTTCCCTCTAAATAGGGATCAGGAGGTTGTTCATGAGTAAGTTCTTGATTGAGTTTCTTGGTAAGGGTTATGAGAAGAAGACCACTATTAATTCACAAGATATCAAGACAGCTAGAGATTGGGCTGATGTTCAACTAGTTCTGTGGTGCAAGGACCCGAAGAATAAGCTCCCAAAGAAGATTAGGATTAATGTTACTCCTGTGTTGAGTTAAGTCATGGAAGATGAAGCGGTAGTAGCTGAGACAGCTGCTGAGAAGGAGAAGCGGGAAGAGTTGACAGCAAGCCTGAAAGTTTCTTTTTCTATCGAGGCGTTACAAGATCTCAAGGCTGTTCACGGTTTGTCTCTTTTCGATATACTCAAGAAGCCTCTCCCCGCAAAGAGTAATTTATTTTCTGTGCCGCGAACGGAACCAACTATCTCTACACCAATTAGGACTGAGCTTATGACGCTCAGTTCCGTTGAGCTATATCCTTATCAGGTAGAGATGTTGCTGAAAGTGGGGATGATATCGAGAATGACAGCCGATGAAATGTTGAGGGGCGCACCCACTCCAGCTTCACAGGAAGCCCCAGTGCAGGAAGCCATGACTAGTGAATTGGGGTCTCGGAGGTTGCAATTATAACATAACTCTCACCAAATATATTCTAGGTGAGAGATGACTAATAAAGTCAGATCAGCGAAAGAGTTTATGAAAATTGCGGAGAGTCATATCTTCGCTGCTGGGCAGCATGTTGTCGTAAAGCTATCTCAGGACGCAATTGCACAGATACAAAAGCGTTCACTAGGGCAGCTGATCCCAGAGGTGAAGAGGACTGTTAGACATTTTATTGTTGGAGTTAAGCCTACTACGGAAGATCCTACCGGTGCGCGTGCTCAGGAGGTTGAACGTAGTACCCAGGCATTTAAGAAGACTCAGCAACAGTTAAGTGATAAGACATATGTTCAAAATCTTTTACAGGGGAAGCGTTAATGCTTTGTGTTAATTGTCATCAGATTAAAACTAAAGGAGCCGCAGCTTGATTTACCAATTCGAGTTTGACCAATCCCCTAACCCAATTAAACTCACAGATCAACGTTTTGATCCAAAAGATGAGAATGGTAACCTCCAACGTCGCCCAGCTATTAGTTCTATCCCAACTGCTATTGACGCTCAGCCAAGGACGACATTATGGTTCGAACGTCAGAATGTCAATCTCTCCGAAGAAATTCGTGAGTTCTTGCCAATTGGATATCGGACCATGGATCGTGGTTTGAAAAACTATTTTTCTGGTATACAGGTGCCGACTAAAGAGGGCATTAAGATGATGGGCGTGAGGATAAGCGGTGGTGATAAGCCTTATCTAGTCTGGGCGCAAGATCTGCGTTTAGGTCGTATCACTCTTCCTGTTATGTCAGTTCGACGTGAGAACGACGAATTTAACTTCCAGAAGTTTTCGCCTGCTCATTTTCATTGGATGTCTAAGCGTTTCCTTGATCCTGAAGGGACGAGGATCGCTCTTGCTTATCGGCCTATTCCATCGTTGATCAATTATTCGTTGTCGGTGTGGGCTGAACACAAACGCGATCTTGAATATATCAACTATCAAGTTAGAACCAGGTTTAACCCGATCAGTGAATATATGGTCGAAGATGAGCATATGCGTGGTAGTGTAGTCTTGAAATATAATAATATGACGGTATCAGTAGACGATGAGATGCCTCCTGACCAGCGTGCTAATAAGCGTTATGATTATAGTATTCAAATGGAAGGTTGGTTGCCGATTCCTGAGAAGATTGTTCCTTCTATTCTTGGGCGTGTGATGTCTCTGAAAGATGGTACTAGGTCGTTGGTGACAGGTGAAATATTAGATGTCGTGTTGGGTAAGGATGTGTTGAACATGGCACAAGTACGTAAGTTATCAGAGTAAATACGTTGAGGAGATACTCGAATGGCTATGCGTCCGAAAACCATGCGTGAGATTCAGGCTGAGAATGTTGCGAAAGCCGGTAAAGGCGAAGTTCGTATTCTTAATATTTCTAAGCAGACTATACCTATTCATTTGAAGCCTCCGAAGGGAGTGGATTTCTATGTCGGTGCACAAGACGTTCGGTTGGGCGCAGGCAAGAGTCATATGTTTAGAAAGAGTCGTCTGTGGCTAGAGCAGGTTGAACGTCTTGAGAAACAGAGAAGAATTCAAGTATTATATGATAGTGAGAAGGCTGCAGAGAAAGCAGAAAAAGCTGCTCAGTAATAATCGTCTATTGGTAATAACTGATCTCCAATTCTCTGAATAAAAGGCAAATATAAATTGACTAGGGTAGTTATGCTAGTGTGATGAGGAGATCAACACAATGGCAATTTTTCTTTCGCCAGGCGTCTTCCCCAGGGAGATTGATCTGAGCATTCTCCCTGCCGCAACGGGAGCACTCACACCTGCTTTCATTGGGACCGCCAACAAAGGACCAGTCCAGGAACCTATCTTCTGTTCCAATGCACAACAGTTTATAGACAATTTTGGGAATCCATTCCCAGAAAGTTTTCTCGGATACGCTGCACTTGCGTATTTTGAGGAAGGAAATAGGGCATATGTTCTTCGAGTTGGTGTTGAATGTGAAGAAGGACAAGCAGCCTCTCTCGCTGATGTCTGTATTGATCTTTCCGGTGCACGCGGCCATGGTTGGGGTAGAATCCCAGTATTCACAGGGATTGATTTTGGCAAGATCTGTACCCGTGTCATTGACGCCACAAATCCATTGTCCTTCCATCCTGCGTTGGTGCCTAATGGCCCTGTTGACTACAATGACATTTTTATTAGTCCATCTGAAGGCCCCTGTAATGCAACACTGATCTTTAGCAGCCCGACCAGCTATACTGGCGCAATTGATGATGCCTTCACGGTTCTCATTTTGAGCGACCCATCACCAAGCCTAGGTGGTACGCTGGGCGGTGCTGCCTATGAGGTTATTCGTAACTCAGATGGTTTGGTGGTGCGCACAGGCGTGTTGGTGGAAAGTGTGCCTGGCGCTTCCGATCCGGTGAACATTGGCGAAGGCATTGTCTTCCAGGTGGTTGTGATTGGTTCAGTGCCTATTGGTACTCAGGATACCCTCTCCTTCAGGGCGCAGCCTGATAATCGCAAATTCTCTTTTAATGTGGATCGCGCTCTATCTGTCGTTGAATACACGATGCCGACAGCGAGTTATACCACTACAGTTGCCTTCGTCGCCGCATTTAACGCCCTGTTGGGTGGTGGTGAGAAATACAAGGCGGTTGCCAAGGATGATGATACAGTCTGCTTCACGACGGATGTTGCTGGCTGGAGTATCCAGCTCACGAGCACAGAAGCTTTTGCGCTTCAGGTTGGACAGTCGCTCTACGTGTACGACATCCCGCGCAGTTTCCTCCAATCCACTGATTCAGGCCCGTACAACATCTCCTCGGAGAACAATCGCGTCAGCATGCAGATTGTGGGCCGCATACAGACCGTGAACATGGAGTTTAGTCTCCCAGTTGGGACTCAGACTCCAGGATCTATGGCGAATGCGATCAATAATGGTGGAATTCTGAACGGTGTTCGATACTTCCGCTCGTACGCGATGCTGGTTCCTGGTGGTTTCGAAGAGGTCTTTATCGAGACAGATGCTTCCACACCAGAGAATGAATTTAGCCAGCTGCAGCTTATGGCTGATTTATCACATTACAAGACTTTGCGTTTTGCGGAAGAGCTTAACATCCTCTACCCGTACACTCGCTCCTATCGTACCTTCAGTGATCCGAGAGTGATGCTCCCAGTTACGGGTGCAATCACTCCTTCAGATCCACTATCCTGTGAAATTGATCCACTGAGTTCTGCTTGTCTGGCCGATTCTGCCTACTTTGGAAACATCGTAGGATGGCTTGTGGCGATTAGTCCTGGTACTTGGGTTGATGGGGTACGGGTCACAATTGAACCGTTTATTCAAAATACGAGTACTGGTGAAGTGGTTCCTGGAATGTTCAGGATTATCATTGAGGATTCCAACTTCCAGAAGTTGGACGTGGTTGATAACGTCAGCTTTGATACTTCCAATGATAGGTATATTGCTAATATAATCAACCCTGGTTCCAAATATGGCGGGACCAATGGTAATAGCTTCATCAATTGGGTTCCTCGCCCAAGCTTTCTGAAGAATGATCCAGTGAATGATCCTACCAACTATGAGAATAGGGTCCCTGGCCCGATTTACAGGAAGATTTACGTTGGCCAGGCTAATGGCATCCCGACTGATCCTGCTTATTCTACTGAACTGGATCGGGCAGTTATCGGTAACCCAGGGGCTGAGACGGGCATCTTTGCCTTCCAGAATCCAGAAGTGTTCGACATCACTTTGCTGATCTGCCCAGGCTTCAGTTCTGGTGCAGTTATTGGTAATATGCTCCAGATGTGTGAATCACGTGGCGACTGCATGTCACTCATTGACCCGCCATTTGGTCTCCGTGCTCAGCAGGTAGTGGATTGGAGTAATGGTATCCTGTTCAGTGATCTGGCTCGTGCCATTAATTCCAGCTATGGTGCTCTTTATCATCCGTGGTTGAAGATCTTCGACCAGTTCAGTGGTAATGACGTCTTCATCCCACCTAGTGGTCATGTCTCGGCGGTTTACGCTCGCACTGCTCGTGACACTGAGCAATGGTTCGCCCCGGCTGGTTTGACTCGCGGGCGTCTGATCACACCAATTGATACTGAGGTTGATCTAACCCAAGGTGAGCGTGATCTGATGTACGGCTACGGGAATGCGGTTAACCCGATTGTGAACTTCCCGCAGGATGGGATCGTAGTCTGGGGTCAGCGTACTCTCCAGCGCAAGCAGTCTGCTCTTGATCGCGTGAATGTTCGAATGCTCTTGATTTTCATTAAGAAGAATGCCACTCAGTTCCTGCGGCAGTTCATTTTCGAACCGAATGATAATATCACGCGTGCTCAGGTGGTCTCAATTAGTAATCCATTCTTGGCTGACATCCAGGCTAGAAGAGGATTGACAGGGTTCGCAGTGGTTTGCGATGAAAGAAATAATACTCCGGAAAGGATTGATAGAAACGAACTCCACGTGGCCTACTTCTTAAAACCCACGAGAGCCGTGGAATTTATTCAATTAAATCTTGTGATTTTGCGCACAGAGGCAAGCTTTACGGCAGAGGAGGTTTTGGCTGCTGGTGGTGTGACCCTTGTTACGACTACACCATAGTATTTAAGAAAGGAAAGATAAGAAAAAGGGACCCTAGGGTCCCTTTTTCTTTTGGTTTGATTTTAAGGTGATAAAAATGATACTGTTGTTAGATGTTCTTGATTATGATAAATATAGTACTCATGATAAGGTTGAAATACAATGCATTAAATGTCAAAAGATTTATTCATTTCAGGTTTTCAGTATGAGATATTATATTAAACGTACTAAACTTAATCAATACATATGCCACCATTGTAAAGTTATTGATAATGGTCCAGTGGTGAGTAAAATATTAAGAGAAAAGAATTTAGGAAAGTTTAATTCAAATGATTTAATCGAAGTCTCATGTAATGAGTGTCGCAAAGAATATAAAGTTAAATATAAAAATGTTATAGCTAACAAGCGCCGAAATAATGGTATATATCGATGTGTGGCTTGTTCATTATCTTTAGCCCATAAGGATGGTAAGTTTAAACACATTTATACAGATGAATTTAAAAAGGGCTTAAATAATATATCAAATAGTTTTTGGAATGGACATCGTTCAACCTGGAAGGAAGAGTTAGTTACAGATGATTTTCGGAAAGCTATGTCAGGTTATGGTAAGTTAGCTCACAAGAGACCATTTGAGAAACCATTACTTTCTATACCAATAATACAAAAGAAACAGTTAGCAATTTCACCATTTGTTACTTATGAACCTGGTAGGAGATATGTTGATTCCGATATAGTTGCAGTACAATGTCCCTGTGGTCGTATCAATCAAATTAGACTTGGTGTTCATGTTCGTAATTTCTTGAAGAATAAATCATATAAATGTAAAAGTTGTGTTATGAAAGAGAAATGGCAAGATGAACAATATAAATTGAGAATTATT